CGGCCGGATAGATGGCTATCAAGCCCATTATACTATAGAATTCGGCTATACAACTGATCGCTATGCCACTGACCAGGGCCAGCCAGGCGATGAATTTATCATTGAATGTTGGTTTCATAGATTTATTTATTGATCTTCTACAAACTCAAATAGTCCTGTTGATTTTAATAATGGAGTTTTTTTACCGGTAGGTTTTGTTTTATTTCCAAATGGTCGATAACCGTGTTTACGTTGATGTGCATCTGAAAGATCATCTTCGATTCTTTGTAATTCACTCCTAGGATTATCTAACTCAAAAGGAGCATTGGTATAGTCTTTAATAGTCACCACTATGTCGTCTTTATCAAATTTACATTTGAAGGTAGTTTCAATATTTTTAATAATTTCATCCATATCTTTTTTAGTAGATGGACACCTTTTTAAGTTAGGTTTAGTCCATCCTGGCATGTGACCTATTTGTGTATATATTCGTTCACCATAGTCGTTACCATTGCCTCCATGCTTATGCTGGATTCCGTATTTTACAGTTTGTCCTTTCCATGATATTTTGTAAACATAAAATCTAATTTTTTGCTTACGACAGAACCTCATAATAGAAGTATAGTCATTTATTAAATTTAATGAAATAGTATAAGTTGGCGGGATATAATCTGTTATCATCTTCTCATCCTGGAAATATCTACGGCCTCTTCATCACTGAACACAGGCACGGCGTTGCTCTTGTGCATGGTACCTATTCCCTTGATTTTAGTACCTGTATACAACGTGTCGGCTTTTTTAGTGCAGGCAATGGCGCCTGTATCTCGGCTAGGGATATAGGGAGTCTCACGTCCTGGAGGAACTCTTGGACTGGAGGTTAACACTGCATCAGTCAAGGCACGAGCCTTCTTGCGAGCTTCTGCTTCGATGCCCTGTTTCTTAAGTAGGGCTTTCCAGTCTGCTTCTAGTTTCTCAGCTTTACGTTTGGCTTCAGCTGAAGGCCATTTCCGTTTGCCTTTGGGCTTACCTGTGGTACTGAACATCGGTGGTAATAGATGCATTCCGCTCATTCTGCGTCCTTTACGATCTGTTTGTATCCGGCCCAACTTGGATGAATCTTGTCTGGTTGTAAACTTGTAATAGGTAACACAACATCACCGTTGTCTTGGGCTATTTTTTTAACAATCTCTTGGATGTCGGGTTTGATCGCAGGTAAGATCCAATATACTCGATCAGCTTTAGCGTTGGCTCGAACAGCTCTAAGCTCTAATTCAGTTTTTACTCCTTTGTGATCATTAGTACCTAAACTGATAATAACTGTACGAGCTTTTAATTCTTCACGCCCATACTTTTGATTCCACTGCCAAGTATTCCATCCACCTTTGGCCATGACAGCACATTCTTTTTTGAACATGTGTGTTCCTACAGCGATACTATCCCCTACAATAAAACAATCAAGCATATATTTCCTCTCTTAAATATCGTACTAGTTCTTTATCAGTCGGTTCAACGGTGTAGTTCTGCTTGAAGAATATCTCGTAGCTGTCACTGCCATACTTGCCGATACCATACAACATTGTAGCATCTTCGCCGTCCCAAAGCAAGAAATCTCTGCTCATGTCATACAATCTCTTGTAACGCACATTGACCATGCCCAAGGGCCAGATCACATCCTTGACTTCTTCTTCGGTAGCTCGACAGAAAGCACCCAGCGTGGGCCAACGGTCCATGAAGATAGGGAATACAGTTTTGACCGGCTTGCGACCAGTTTGGTTCAGCATTATGACTGCTACCATGTGTTGCCACGCACCCTGCCAATTATCAAAACCAGCCGGTAACTGTTGCTGAACCATTAGGTCATCACGGAGTGGTTCTATCATTATGCCTCTACAGTTTCTGGCATCAATATCGGTGTGATGACCTGCTGTATAGCCTTTTGTTCTTTTTTGGCTAGTCCAGTGAAACGTAGGATCTCACCAGTTGAAGCGATTTTAATGCTACCTGCAACTACCCAAATCTGGGTACCTGTGGCATCTGTGCCTGCTAATTTTCGGACTACACCATTGACTGTGCCATCACCTGCTGTTTTTCCACGGTTCCAGGTGTAGGTACCATTCTTGCCCGTCCATGTGTAGAAATTACCAGAATTCTTTTCACAGTAATCTCCTAGTGCTTTTATGGTTGCTTCTGCTGACATTTTACTTCTCCTATGTGTGTAAGTATTACTATTATATGGTACAACCAAAAGATCTGCAACCAGGAATTTTACCAAAAAGAAACCCCGCGGTTGGCGGGGCTGTTGTTGATACTATTTATAGGACGTAGTATTCGTCTTTGCCAACTCCACATTCTGGGCAGAGAAAATCTTCTGAAAGTTCATCCCAACGTCCTTCTACTGCTTCATCATGTTCGTGGCCACATACCACGCATATGTAGGTCTGTTCCATTATCTTGTCTCCGTTTGTAATAAATCTTGTAATTTCGTTTCATAGGCACGGGCGTGACGCTCTTCCACTTTCTTCAGTGCGGCGAAACGTTTTTCGGCCTTGCGTAGGACAGCGATAAACTGTTCTGCATGTTCCTTACTTTCTGCGATCTGATCTTGCATTTCTTTTTCAGCTTCATGGTTACCTTCCAATACAGCATTCTTTTCAAATTCTGGATACATCGTGGTAAACTCATAGGTCTCGCCTTCGATGGCTTTTTCCAAACATTCTTTGGTCGTTGGTTTACCTATCAACAGTTCCAAATGACCCCAAGCGTGTTTGAGTTCTTGATCTGCTGTGTGCTCAAAATGCTGTGCGATTTCTTCGAATCCTTCCTCACGAGCGATACGGGCGAAGTAACGATACTTGATGTGGGCTTGGCTCTCACCTGCCAGCGCATTCTCTAGATTTTTAATTGTGATAGACATTGTTTCTCCTTTATGTGTGTCTGATAATAACAGTCAGTGTTTCTACTGATAAGTTATTGTAATAGTATTTAACAATAAGATCTACCATTTCTATTGATTTTTTCAATAATTATTTTAATAAGGGTTATAGATTTTTTCAATAACAAAAAAGGGCCCGAAGGCCCTTGGTATCCTAAATTAGCTATTAGAATGTTTTGCTTGCTGAAAATACAACTGTATTTTTTGTCAAGTCTTGTCCTGCTATCGTATTAGCACCTAATACACTAGAACCTAACGCACTGTTCATATAATACTTGGCACTGATCGCCCAACCTGAAAGGTCGTATGTGGCACCAATATTATAGTCATTATAATCAAGAGCGGCTGAGTTAGCAACATCTGTACGACCAGCGTGAACATTGATAGTCCACTTTGGTGCGATAGGATATGCCACATCGGCTTGATAATAACGTGAACCGCGGCTATTAGCAACACCGAAATAATCACCTAATGATTGACTTACTTTCACTGCTACTGGACCACGTGAGACACTAACATAGGCTTCATTAGTATCAAACTTAGTACCATCAGCGGCAGAGGCACGTGGATAGATATAGTTGTAAGAACCAACATCAAATGTGATTCCGCCAAACTCTTTCTTATATCCAGCGTACAGGTCGCTTTCTAATCCAGCGCCGTTTGTGTACATCTGTGAGTTAACTGAACTGTTCCAGTTACCTGCATAGAAGCCACTGGCATGAGTATAATCAATACCACCTTGTACAGCTGGTGCATTTTGAGTCTGACTGATACCACGGAAACGATAGTCACTGACTGCGCCTAGGTTTGTTGTAACTTCGGCCTGTGCAATTCCTACGCCTGCTAGCATTAATAATGCGGTTAATAATTTCTTCATAGTTTTAATTTCCTTTTGTTATGATGAATCCGTAACTTCACGGAGACACGCTATATTATATATGTTCGTAGGAAATAAAGTCAATAAAAAACGGCCATAAATGACCGTTTTTGGTTGTTTTGGTTACAAGGTAAGTCCTACCCCGGAAAGTGGCCTAGGCCGCTAACTGATATAATTCGTCGTTTGCGAATATTTTATTTGCTTGATTAAGGATCATCGCCTATCCTGTTGCCGTCTCTACTATCTCGCCACGTCGAATCTATTTCAAGCCCATCATAAACACACTAATGAGGAATCTAGGCGAATTGCAAGACCCAGTGATCAATGTGTTTGTGGTGGACCTGCCCGGTACTGCCCCGGGGTCCGCAACGCCTTCGTTTTGAAGGATGTACAACAATTCTTTTATTGATTCCAATACTTAGGAACACCATATACTTCTACAACAACTCTACGATTCTCACTGCGACCTTCAGCTGTTTTATTTGTAGCGACAGGTTCTCTTTCACCTTTAGTGTCTGTGTAGATACGACCAGCTTCTACACCTCGACTAACAAGATATTTCTTAACCGCTTCAGCTCGACGCATCCCGAGTTTTAAGTTATAGGTATCTGTGCCAACACTGTCAGTATGACCTACCACGATCGCGATTTCTACTGTCATGGTATTCAATTTCATCACTAATTGATCTAATTCTATTCTACCCGCTGGCTTGATCACTGATCGATCAAAATCAAATAATGAGTTTGCTAGATAGGTTAATTTACCTGTTACTACAGCTTTAGGAGTCGGTGCTGGATTTACCGTCGGCACTTTTGTTGGAACTACTGGCTGTAATGCCCCATCACATTTTGGATCGGCTGAGGCGGGTGTCCAGAAATTATCTCTCCAGCATAGACCAGTTGTGTTGGTTACAGGACCTGCTTGGCTAGTCCAATTATCCGTGGCCTGTGCTACTCCTGCGACCGCTAATAATACAAATAATAATACTTTCATAACTTACCTTAAAATGTTAATTATAACCCCTGATAACATTATTGTCAATCTTGGGATTACCTCTTGCTAATCCTCGTTCAACAATCTGCTTTCTTTCCTGTTCCTTGCGTTCTTTTTCAGTCTGAACAGGTTGTCGCGCAGGTTGTTTCTTTTCTATCAATTCGGAACCAGTACCGGCCTCTGCTGATTAGTAGCAGGATCAACCATCATCTGCCAATGATATCCCACCGGCGGTTGCTGGACGATCTGCGGTTGTTGTATGTAAACAGGTTCTTGCAATATTACCGGAGGCGGAGGAGGTTGATAATATGGACGAGCTAGTTCATAACCAATCACTCCGCCAATAATAACAGGTGCTACCCAACCATATCCTCGAGGATGATACCCATAGTGACGACCATAGGCGTTAGCCTGACTAGCAAATAAGGCACTCATTGCTAAAATACTACCAAATACCGCTACATAGATAAGTCTCTTCATAGGATTTCTCCAAACAGGTTGTAAGTGACGGAATCCTAGGGCCCGATATGCCTCCGCCTGACCACTCTGTGCCTTTCACACAAGCAAGTAGCTATGCTACTTTACCCCTACGGATAATATATTTATTATACTATCGAATCAAAATACTCGCAACCTATGACCTGCTTGGTCTCCAAATTCCCGCTAGGGTGCCGTCACCATTTCCTCTGTAACCACTAGGCCACATTATAGATACAGTGCTACGAGAAGGATTATTTCCCCTACCTCCTTGATTACCACCAACAAAGGTCAATGCACCATTTTTATTAGTATAAACTAAATTCACATGTCCGAAGTTCCAAAGAGCTATGTCACCCGGTTGTGCATCAGCATTGGACACTTTACTAGCACTCCATTTTCCTGGATTATTTCTTATGGCCCAACTGCTGGCTTCTGGACACCATTTGTATCCATTCTGTTTCAACGCAAAATTTACAAACCCCATACACCATGCAGTTTGATCATTGTTTGCGTAGGCTGCGATGCCTATGGATTTCCAAATATTGATGATATTAGGGTTGCCGGGATTTACCGGAGCCGCAGGTACAGGGGGACTGCGTCTAGTCCATTGGCCCTGTTCAGCTTCTTGTAACCTAGCGGCCAGCCAGCTGACTATGTTATCCGATACAGCAGGATCAACAGTGCCCGGAACCGTGGTTATTTCGGCTGTAGGAGTTCCTTGATAGCCTTGTTCTGGACCACCGTTGTTTACTGTTGTAGCAGGTAATGATTGAGGCTGTAGGCTAGCTAACTCTGTGATGGCCGCTTGATTAAGATCCACTTTCGATATCTGAGGTGCCGCTATGTCCACCGCAAAGGCAGAGCTACTCGGCCCTGCTTGAGCATATAAAACTACAGGAACTCCGTTGATGAACACATTAGGTGATTGATACAGATCATCTACGGCAGGGCTATTACTGTTACGCTGTTGCCCATAGTTATTGATCCAAGGTTTAGTAGCCATCTATCAAGTTCCAGATGATACGCCAGCGGCAGCCGCGACATTTCGAGCCGTGGTTTCCGCACTTTTAACAGCCGGAGTGATGATAGCACTGGCCTGTGCCTTCACATTAGCAATGATCTGATCAACTCCCAATGCCTGTTTAGCCCAATCTTCTGCATCTCCAAGGGTGCTGTTTATCTTGTCTTTGACGAAATTTTCTACTTTGGACACTTCTGAAATTATAGTGCCTTCCTTGAGTTGAGATTTTAATTGCTCAGCGATATTAGGCAGTTGTGGTAATGCTTGTCCATTTTGTGTAAGTGTTTGGCTAACCACTTCTGTGTCAAAATTATTTTTCTTGATCACACTGGCAGCCATGGCCTGTTGGGTCACGGCGGCATCACTGACAGCACTACTGGCATTACCTACTGCTTTTGATACAGATAAAATAGCGCCGCTAGAAGCTTTGGCAGTATCGGCAACGGCTCCTACAGCTGAGACCAGGTCAGCTAGAGTGCCCTGTAGCTGTTTTAACACTGCTGTTTGAGCATTGATAGCAGTGGCTATAGCGGTTAATTCTGCACCGTTATCGATGGCGGTAAAGATACCTGCACCACCTGTGGCCCCCATAGGGGTCTGAATTGGAACTCCCATATTATTCTCCTAAATGATACTGTTATTTAACCAGGCTGATTCCAGTGGTATCTTCGATGTACTGTTTGCTGGCTGCCTGTTTGCTGGCCACGATGAAAAAGGTATTCTTTTTCTCTAGTGTGACCTGCTTGTCTTCGCCTAGAAACACCCAGGGAATTAGTCCTAGACCTTGGCCGCTCATGGTTATGGCCAATGGTCTACTGATCACTATGGTATCTACAGTTTCTGATTCGAAACGGGCGATTATCTCATCGCCATTTAAGAGTTTGATACTTACTA